CAATAAACGTCATCAAGAGAGATGGAGAATCAGAACCTCTTGATATCAATAAGATACACAAGATGGTAGAACTTGCATGTGAAGGACTAGCAGGTGTATCAGAATCACACATAGAAGTCAATGCGAACTTACAGTTCTTTGATGGCATCAAGAGTTCTGATATTCAAGAGATTCTTATCAGATCTGCTAATGATTTGATTGATCTTGAGACACCAAACTATCAGTATGTTGCTGCTAGACTTCTTTTATTCTCACTACGAAAATCCGTCTATGGTGACCATCCAGATAATCATCCTACAATACTGACTCATGTTAAAAAGTGTGCTGAGGGAGGGGTATATGACCCTGTAATCCTTACAAAATATACTGAGGAAGAATGGGGTATATTAGAGGGGTATATAGATCATGATAGAGACTACTTATTTACCTATGCAGGTATCAGACAAGTAGCAGATAAATATCTTGTACAGTGTCGCAGCACAGGTGAGGTGTATGAAACTCCTCAGTTCATGTACATGTTGGTGGCAGCAACACTCTTCCAAGATGACGATAAATTTTACCGATTAGAATATGTCAAAAAGTACTACGACGCAATCTCAAAACACAGACTCAACATTCCCACACCTATCATGGCAGGGGTTAGAACTCCAATTAGACAGTTTGCTAGTTGTGTTCTTGTTGATGTTGATGACACCCTCGATAGTATCTTTAGCAGTGATATGGCGATTGGCAAATATGTTGCACAACGTGCGGGTATCGGCATCAACGCAGGTCGCATCAGGGGTATCAACAGCAAAATCCGTAGCGGAGAAGTACAACACACAGGCGTTGTACCTTTCCTCAAAAAGTTTGAAAGTACTGTCAGATGCTGCACTCAGAATGGCATTAGAGGTGGATCAGCGACTGTCCACTTCCCCATCTGGCACCAAGAGATAGAAGACATTATTGTTCTTAAGAATAATAAAGGTACAGAGGACAACAGAGTAAGAAAACTTGACTACAGTATACAGATCTCAAAGCTATTCTACGAAAGGTTCATACAAAATGGAGAGATTACTTTATTTTCTCCTCATGATGTGCCAGGGTTGTATGATAGTTTTGGTACAGAAGATTTTGATAACCTATACGTTAAGTATGAGTTAGATGAAAGTATACCTAAGAAGACTGTAGGTGCACAGAAACTGATCATGGATATACTAAAGGAACGAGCAGAGACTGGTCGTTTGTATATCATGAACATTGATCACTGTAATAGTCACAGTTCATTCAAAGACAAAGTGAACATGAGTAACCTCTGTCAAGAGATTACTTTACCTACAGACCCTATTCAACATATAGATGGTGAAGGTGAGATTGCTTTGTGTATTTTATCTGCTATCAACGTAGGTAAGATTAATAGATTGGATGAACTTGATGAACTATGTGAACTAGCAGTGAGAGGATTAGATGCACTGATTGATTATCAGAACTATCCTGTTGCTGCTGCTAAACAGAGTACGCTTAACCGAAGATCATTAGGAATAGGTTACATTGGTCTAGCACATTATCTTGCAAAGAATAGTGCAAAGTATGATTCACAGAAAGCACATGACCTAGTTCATAAACTCACTGAGAGGTTCCAGTATGCTCTTCTAACAACTTCAAATCGTCTCGCTATGGAGAAGGGTCCTTGCGGTTATTTTGGTAAAACAAAGTATGCTGATGGAATCCTTCCTATCGATACATATAAGAAGGAAGTGGATGAGATAGTACCGAATGACCTATCATGTGATTGGGAACTTCTTAGAAAACGGATTAAGGAATATGGACTCAGACATAGCACGCTATCTGCACAAATGCCATCCGAATCATCTTCGGTTGTTTCCAATGCTACAAATGGCATTGAACCGCCCAGAGATTATCTCTCAGTCAAGAAGTCTAAGAAAGGACCTCTTAAACAGATTGTTCCGTCTTATGGAACTTTAAAAAATAACTACACCCTTCTGTGGGATATGCACAACAATGATGGATACATCAAAGTTGCTGCAGTGATGCAGAAGTTTTTTGATCAGGCAATCAGTGGTAACTGGAGTTACAATCCAGAAAACTATGCTGATAATGAAGTTCCTGTATCAGAAATGGCAAAGGATCTTCTCAACACATACAAGTATGGTTGGAAGACGTCGTATTATCACAACACCTATGACGCTAAAAAAGATGGTGATGATGAACCTCAGAATGTTGACCATTTGATTAACCAAATACTAACTCAGGAGGAAGACGACTGTGACAGTTGCAAAGTCTAAACAAGAAATTGAAGGAATGACCGTATTTAACAAAGACAAAGTAGAAACTAACAAACAACCAATGTTTTTTGGACAACCCCTTGGTGTTCAAAGATACGACCAATATAAGTATCCAGTATTTGATAAACTAACACAACAGCAGTTAGGTTATTTCTGGAGACCAGAGGAGGTATCTCTACAAAAAGATCGTGGTGACTATCAAACACTTACACCAGAACAAAAACATATCTTCACATCTAACCTTAAGTATCAGATTCTTTTAGACTCTGTACAGGGTCGTGGACCTGGAATGGCATTCATTCCTTATTGCTCTCTTCCTGAGTTAGAAGCATGCATGACTGTGTGGGAGTTCATGGAAATGATTCATAGCAGATCATATACATACATCATCAAGAATGTATATGCAGATCCTTCCGAGGTCTTCGATACAATTTTAGATAACGAAAAGATATTAGAAAGAGCAGAGTCTGTTACTGCATCATATGATGACTTTATTAATGAAGCACATGAATATGACTCTGGTAATCAATGGAGGTTTGCTAGAGAAGGTCATCCTGCAGGAACTCTTGACAGGAAAGAAGTAAAACGTAAACTCTATAGGGCAATAGCTAATGTTAACATCCTTGAAGGCATTCGCTTCTACGTTTCGTTCGCGTGTTCGTTTGCATTTGGCGAGAACAAACTTATGGAAGGTTCAGCGAAGATACTCTCTCTTATCGCTAGAGATGAAAGTCAACACTTGGTTATCACGCAAAATATCCTCAAAAAATGGGCAGACGGAGACGACCCAGAAATGAAAGTCATTGCAAATGAAGAGAAAGAACATACAGAGTTTATGTTTAGGAAGACAGTTGATGAGGAGAAGGCATGGGCAAACTATCTTTTCAAGAAAGGTAGTATGATTGGATTGAATGAGAAACTATTACACAGATATGTTGAATGGATTGCTAACAAACGAATGAAGGCAATCGGGTTGAACCCAGTGTATGATGTACCTGCGAGAAGCAACCCTTTACCTTGGACTCAACATTGGTTAAGTTCCAAAGGATTACAAAACGCACCACAAGAAACGGAGATCGAAAGTTATGTCGTTGGAGGAATCAAACAAGACGTCAAAGCAGACACCTTCGCAGGGTTCTCTCTCTGACACTGAATGGTTAGAAAAACAATATAATGACCTAGTAGAATCAGGTAATGATTATAGTCCTGATGTTACTGACATGCTTTGGACTGCTGCTAGGAAAGAAGCAACCAAAAGACTACATGAAGACTTAAGAAAAGATAAAGATTCTGCTACAGGTGATGAAACTGTAACACAGTGAACATCATTTATTAGGAATCCATGATATAAATATAAATGTAGCAACCGCTACAAACTTACACGTTCATCCTATGGGTGTATTATTCTACCTATCTTTACTGGCAAGTCACGAACCAGTTCATTGGACTATTAGATGTGACGGTTATAAAGAACTTGTTGCTGAGGTCAAACAGGATCAATATCTTGATGACACTAGTAAAAAAGAGTTGATTAACTATTTTGCTACCAAGGTAGAAGAAGAATGCGATATAGGACGCAAGTAAGCCAACTCGGAACGGATCGTTCATCCTCCTAGGAGGACGAAAAGGTTGACTGAAGGAACGGATTAATCATCCAACTACTTTAGGAGTACACACAATGGCAACTACTACAACACAGAAGGTCGTGTATCGCGGTCTTCCATATGACCCAGAAGAGTACAAAGCACAAGTACTCGCAGAGGCAGAAAAGGAAAGAAATCACGAACTAATGTATCGTGGTCTTAAGTACACAACAAGGAGGAAGTAATGCTAGTAGTATCAGAAATTATCGTGGCGAGCGCATTGTTTCTGAGTCTAATCTACTTAGAGACACATCTCCTATACAAATATTTGTAACAAAGTATTTGTACACGGTAAAGGCATAGTGCCAAAAGACTGGTCACTATTGAAGAGCATCCCCTGTGATGCTCTTTTTTATGTCAAAAAGTGCTGACACACTTGACATGTCAAATATTAAATGCGATAATAAATATCAATAATATTATAGGAAGTCAATGAAAATTTTTCTAGACTGTTCCGACGCTGAGTTAGTTAGAACATACTACGAGACGGGTCTTGTTGACGGAGTTACAACCAACCCGTCTCTCATGCTAAAGGCAGGTAAAGATCCAAAAGATGTATACAAAGAGATCTCCAAGATCTTTCCATTTCATGCATCTATATCTGCAGAGGTAGTAGGTGAAACAGCAGAGGAAATGTTAGACATGGCAGAGGACCTGATTGATATTGGTCCTAACATTACAATCAAAGTGCCATGCACACCTCAAGGTCTTAAAGCATGTAAAGAGTTATCAGAAGATGAAGTAAACGTAAACGTTACTTTAATCTTTTCAGCAGCACAAGCGATACTAGCATCTAAGGCAGGTGCCACATATGTTTCACCATTTGTGGGTAGAGTCTTCGATCAATCGTTTGATGGTATAGGACTCATTGAGGAAATATCAGACATATTTGCTACACATGGTGCAAAGACACAAGTGTTAGCAGCATCTATTCGTGAATCTTATCAAGTTGCACAAGCATTCAAAGTAGGTGCAGATATATGTACGATACCTTCCAAAGTTTTTGAGAAGATGTTCACTCATGTCTTAACAGACAAGGGATTAGAAATCTTTGATAAAGATTGGAAGAAACTGCAGAGTGAGTTAGGTACTGCATGACTTCCGCAGATGATGATTTTAAACGTCTACCACAATCAGGGAGGGGAATCATGCGTAAGAGAGATCTATTAGCTAGGATTTATAAACACAAATGCGATTTGTTTAATGGTAGATATGAAGGAGCATCAACTGATTGGGAGGAAGGAGCACACTATATGCTCAACAAATGTTTGGAACTAGCACAGGAGTTTGCAGATTAATGAAAAAGAAAAATCTTAAAGTCTTAATAGACGACATCGAAAGAGCACTGGCAGAGTTAAAGTCTGAGGTGTATTCTGACGCTGCTGCTTATCGTATAAGTAGTGATAGCGATAAGACTACAACATACCTTGACATCAACGACGAAGACGGACTCTGCGATTGACTATGAAAATCCCTGGATATACAAAGGTACAACTTTCACTACTAATGATATTGGCGATTTCTTCGGTTACGTCTACTGTATTACAAATAAAATCAATGGGAGAAAATATATCGGAAGAAAATACTTTTATGCCTTTAGAACTCCCAAGGGAAAGAAGAGAAAACAGAAACAAGAGTCTGACTGGAAAAAATATTATGGATCATCTCCAGAGTTAAAAGAAGATATAAAACTGTATGGTAAGCAACAGTTTAAACGTGAGATCATGAGCATACATAAGGCAAAGGGACTAGTCAACTTTGAGGAGACTAGACAACTCTTTCACCATAATGTTCTCACGGAGGCACTCGATGATGGCACACCACTCTACTACAACAGTAACATCCTTGGTCGCTACATGCGAAAAGACTATTTCAGATGCGATAAATCGTCAGATAATGCTTGACACGGAGAACCCAGTGATGTATAATAAACTCATACGACATTATGAGGATAGAGGAGCACAGTTCTACGGTAACGTAGATGAAGACTATGACCTCCTTCTATCCAAACTTGAACAGGATCTTTACTATGCCTAAAACTGAAGTTATTCTTGAACGTTTTCCTTACCGTTATGTAAGGAAAGGAACCATTGAACTCAATGGTCAACCTGACTACCGCATTCAGAAGATGAATGAATGGACTCGTCAGTATAATGACATGTATCTATTAGACAACAGCGTTCAACTAGATTATGCCATGGAAGATTTTGAGTATACGAAATGGTTAGATCCTGATCCAGAGGTTACTGCTTATGCATATTCTCATGGAGATCATATCATATCACCTTACACATGACCGCCCTTATTATTGTAGTAGTTCTGATTGTAGCTGTTGGAGCACTAATCAGATACTACGATCCTCATTCATGATCGGAGTATAAATACTCTGGTCTGAACCTATTCTTCCGCCAATAGAATCAAATCCCGATGGCATTTTAGGCGCGACAGAAATCACATATAGGGTGATTTTCTTGTTCAGACATTACTATGGGGACGCAAGTCCCCTTTTTATTATATGGAATGGTTACTACCACACAAACTATTAGTTGCTCGTATCAATCCTATTGAGGAACTAGAAGAGTATGCATTACGAGCAATAGAAAAGAAAGAACCAGTAGGAGATCATAAGATGGTCTCCATTAAAAGAGAATACTCAATGGAGATTCCACCCAACTTTGAACAGTGGATGTGTGACACTATTGACACACATTTCGATTTACATAAACCTCAGTGTGGAATCTACGGTAGAGATAATGGCAAACGTCTTCGTATCATTAAGATGTGGGCGAATGAGATGTACCAAGGAGACCAACATCAACCCCACATGCACCAGTATTCATTATATTCTTTTAGCTGTTATATAAGAACTACTAATAACGACGCTCCTTTCTACTTCATAGACAACAATCAAGGACAGGCAGTCTTCATAAACGCAGACAGTGAGGGGCATTCGCTGATTTTCCCAGGAACATTGATACATACGGTTTACCCTAAAGAGACAGAAGATGTTAGGATATCGGTGTCTGGAAACGTAATTTTAGATGTTGACAAAACTTAATCTTTCCTATATAATATTGTTACGTTTCTTAACAAAAGTACAATGACTGTTACAACTGAATCAGGAGGAAGACAAAACGCTTTCCCTAACGAGACTCGTCCCTACATCGATGAGAGTATCTCCTATGAATCTTATGCAAAGAATGCAGAGAAGATTAATGGAAGATG